CCATTTACTTTTCTTATTGGTAAACTATTGATTAACACATTCTTTTCAACAAAAGGACTAGTTCTCTTTTGGTTATTGATATTTCTCGCCCTTACTGAAGTTACTCCATTTGGGACATCAACTATAATTTGATCCTCTGTTAAGAATATTCTTTCATAGTCTGCACTAACTTGAAGATCATACACTCCTGAATTAGCTAATCTAAAACTACCAGGATATACTGATTCATCATAGTCAAAAGTACATGTATTAGATGATATATTATTTAAGATACCAACAGGATTAGGAGATACATTAGTAAGCACTACAGCAGCTAAATTATTAGTAGGAGCACTTTCTAATTCTATTCTAAATATTGAGTTAGTTGTTAATTGAGTGTTGTAAGACGCTGTTGAGGGATCAAAACTCGTATTTATAACTGCAAACACATTTCCCGCACCTGTAGTAACGTTATCACCTACTTCAATAGCAGGAACTGTATAGTGATCTATTTCTACTCGATAAGTAGAGTCGTTGCTTTCTACAGTGTAAGCAACATTATCACGATACGTAGAATTCTTATTTAAAGTAAACTGACCTAAAGACTTTTCAGCTCCGTCAATGTATAGTCTGACAAAATTTTGATCACGTACGCGAACAGGCAAATCAATATATTGAGTTTCACCGGCACTAGCACTAATCGTGTTTTGAACTTCTACTAATTTGTCTGTACCACTGATATAAAAAGAATTGTTAGAATAAAACCTAGAATCAAGTAACTGATTAATTGTAATATAAAATGGTGCAGGAGGTAATAGCTCAATTAAATTTGTTCCATTACTTAGTGAGTTTTCTATATCAATTGTATCAGATGTTTTATCAAAAGTAACAATATTAGCAGCAACAGCAACAGTATCAGGAGCATACGCAACAAAATTTCTTAAACTGTTTACTTCTGCTTTTTCTTTAAGAGGAACAGTTATTTGATCATCTCCTTTTAAGCCTAAAAAGGATGAATCATTTACTTCTAATACGTGTTTGTTAAAATTAACATCATGTACAACATTTAATCCTTCAACAGTAAATCTAACATTACTTGTACCGTCTCCATTGTCTACACCTACATAACCATTACATAATAACTTTATTTCACCTGCAAAACTACCAAAACCGTTCTTGCCAGTAATTGTAGAGTTCAGCGCATTATTGGCTAATGCAGCTGAATTATCAACTACAAGTGACAGTATTGAAGAAGATGAATTAGTGATTGGAGTAGTTGATACAGGACGTGAAACAAAATATTCAGTAGAGTATGTTTGTTGATAACCAAGTCTATCAGTCTGATTCTCAATTAAAATATCATTTACAATTGAACCGTCTGCCCTTCTTCTCAGTCTTTTGCGTAAATTAATCAAAGGAGCAGGAGGTTGTGAAAAGCCACTTTCAATATCTAAATAAGCTGTAGGAGTGTAATCAACAAAAGTATCTGAATCAACATATACATTAGAAACATACTCTTTTGCTACAATCTTTATCTCTTCGTCTTCTGTTTCTCTCTCAATCTCTGCAACTGTAAATAGCTTACCTGCTTTATTAGTATAAAAATTACCAGGATTCTCCCATTCACCAAAGCTCCAAAGATCTCCTCTTTGTGGAGCATTATTAGAAGTAAAAGTTGAATAAGAGTCTAAAGATTTAGTAATAGGATTATACTTAGCTATCACACTAACATTGGCTTCATCAAAACCTGTAGATACATTATCTGTAGAAGTTAAAGCAAAAGTAGAGTTACTTAAGATATATAGATCTACCCTATCAGAATCTGCTTTAATTACTCTTAAAGCTAGAGGGTATGTATTAGCTGTAAAAGTAGAATTAGATAAGGTTGGACTAGTAAAATGCTCTAAATATACATAGGCTTTACCGGACTCTGTACCGGAGTCTGCAACAATCTTACCACCGAATCCATAATTAATTCCTGTTATATTCTGAGAAACAGAAATCACGTCACCAGGAGCTAAGTTAAGAGCATCAGTTGAAGTTGTAAAACTCACAACTCTACGTAGATAGCGAGATGCAGCTATCTGATATTGAGCAAACCTTAATGCTTGGCTTCTCTTCGTCACTCCTGCTAAATCTAATGAAAGAATATTTTCAATAGTGCTTCTATCGGTGCCGTCATTAGCATCAACAGTATCAATTCTGACTACTTCTCTTTTATAATGATTTGTAGGTTCAATATAGCTTACATCTACACCAGTAACAATATCACTCTCTCGTCCACCACTTATCTGAAAAGATCCAGACTTGATGTTTGTTTCATTGAATACCATAGAAGGAAGCTGGTCTGGCATATCAACTGCAAGAGAGATCTTACCAAAGCTATGAACTAAAGTACCCCTAAACGAAGCAGCAATAGCATTAAGAGACTCCATTGCTTGTTGCTGATCTGAAATAATAGTATCAAGAGTAAAACGTCTTTCTAACACTTGAGTACCAACAGGAACGCCCACAAGTTTTTGTCTTACAGTAGTGAATTGGTCTCTTGGTTTATATCTAAATGAACCGTCTGCTTGACCTGATACACCAATAAAGTTACCAGTAATGGCATCGCAAGCGTCACAATACTGTGCTACTTGATAAAATTTATACTTGTCAATATTGTCTTCTGGAATGCCGAGACCATAAGTATTATTGGTAAGAATATCATAAATAACCCACACAGGGTTTTGAGTCCAAGAATAAACAAAAGTACCGTCCCAAGTGCCTACGTATATTTGAGGATTTGCAGACGTAAGTTTATTACTAGTTCCAGTATTTTGAAGACTATACCCATTAGTAGTATAACCATAAGTCCCTGTTTCTGGAAGTTCTAGCTCTCTCCAATCTATCTGTCCGTCAGTTAGAATTGGTTGATTATAATTAGCGGGAACTTTTACAATTAAGCCCTTAACTAAAGAGCTCATATTAGGTATTCCACCAGAATGCTCATTAATAGATTTAATAGCATAACCTACTAGAGCTGTTCTAGGAAACGTTTGAGGAGTATTTTCTATCTCAAACCAGCCTGTAACTTGCACAGTAGCACTAATCTTAGAACTATCAGACTCGTCTGAGGTTTTTTCTACAGTAAATCTATATCCATTGTCAGACTTTGACGCTTCTGGTATAACAAACTTAATAAGTCTTTTGTATGGAGTATTAGTTTTACCGTTAATCTCCTCATTTACAACACCGATCTCAGTAGTTCCTGTACTATCAAAAAATGTGACTCTTACTTTTACGGAGTGAGCCTTAATATCACCATTATCTTCTTGCTTAAATAAAGATTGTACTACTAGAGTATCATTAATCTCATCCCAAGCTCTAGCACTTGTCTCTTGTAGTAAGACTTTAGATTCAGGAACTCCTGCTACATTACCTTTTTTCAGAGTGACGGGAGATGCAAACTGTTGCGGTGTAACTGTTTGTTGCCCAAACTGTCTTAGAACAGATTGAGTAATTGTGCCTGTCCTACTAAGTGTTTTGAAAAGATCTGTATTCTCTGTGCCATCACCATCAATTTTAATCAAATCATTAATGGAATTTTCAGAAATCTCTATATCTTGAGGACCATTAGGATTAATTCTGTATACTGGCCCTTCACCTAGCGCAGTGAGCAAGAAAAGAATATCAGTTGAGAATAAGGAGTTCGGATCTTCATTGAAGCCTTGATTACCTCCGCCTCCACCGCCGCCGAAAGCGCCTTTAATAACGGGAACTTTGCGATTATCAAATTCTGTATATTCTCGTCTCATGACTCAAACCTTGATTGAACAGTTATCACGTCAGATTTACCATGATCAACGGTATCTAGATAACCACTAATGAAATGACCAGGCACACGATGCATACCATAAATTAAAGGGATCGGAGTTCCACTATCAATAGTATTTTGAAGCGCTCCAAACATATCATTTTGTCTTATGTTTTGATCAGTTTCTTTTATTTTACCGCGTGAGGTAAACATTGAAGTAACAATAGCTAGTCCTGCATTAATTGCAATAGTCTGTGATAAAGCAACTGCTGAAGAGCTTGCACCAGATGCAGTTAGTCCAGTTGTACCCTGCACAGCCGCTGCAGAACTATAACCGCCTGCAAAAGTGCCCCCCGTTGCAGCACTAACTACACCAGGAAGAGCTACAGCAGCAGCTAAAAGGAGTAACATATTACCTCGTTTACCTCCACCGCCTACGATAGCGGGTGTTAAGTAAAAAACATCATCTGCTTTTATAGATTTTATAAATAAATCTTGATCTCGTACTAACTTTAAGTTTTTGTCTAATAGAGCATAGCCCTCTTGGCAGTCGCCGTGCTCAATAGCATTCGCATATTGAGAAAAACGCG